AAACAGGGTGGATAGTTGCCTATCCACCCTGCTAAATTCGATATTTAGTTTTTAGTAGACACGATCAATGATCTTGCCGTATAGGTCTTTACCGCTTACACTCTGTGAGAGTAGACGGAAAGATACTGGGAATACTGTTGCTTCATTGCGCTTGATTCCTACAGTTACTGTCTCCATTGAAAGAGCACGGTATGCATGGTATACACGCTCTGCCTTTGTCTTGCCAGTTACGTTCTCAAGTAGTGCTGATGGTGCTGGACCAACTGCGACTAGTGAACGCTCTACTGGAGCATATCCAAGTGCGCCTGCGTTAATATCAAGTGTGCGGTCAAACTTGCTTCCGCTAATTGTTGAAGTTTCAAGATCTGTTGAAACGCCTCCGATTACCAAAAGAAGATTCTCAAGAGTACCTTCTGCTAGTGTTGTGTTGAGCATTACTCTTTGACCTTGCTTAAAAATTCTTGCTACGTCTAGTAACTGATCAACCTGTACTTCGCCGTAATCTGGTTCAAATGAAAGTTCAATACCTTCAGTTGTATAGCCTGCTTCGTTCCAATCTGCTGAAGAATCGAGTGCTGCTGTTGCAGTTGCTGATGCTCCAAATGATGGAAGTGCTGGTACAGTGTCAGTGTTCTTTCCAAGATACAATGCTGCTGCACCTACGATAATATTTTTATTATTACGAGCCATTAAATTATTTCACCTCCTCTGTTATATTGCATGAGTTTGGTTTGGTAACGCTTCCTGCAATAATGATAGCATGTTTTTATCCTTAAGACCTAACATACTCGTATTCTAGGACAATCTTTGCCCTTACTCTAGTCTGCTCTATAGAACTGGTTCTTAGGTTGGTTGAATCCTCAACGTAGTCCTCCTGACCCACCGTTCTATGCCAATGAAGGGTGATTCCACCAGTATTGACGTTGTTTGCCTTTGCCCAGTTATTTATATCTTTTGCCGTTTCATCAATTTTATCCAATTCTGAGGAAATAAAGTTTTTTACAGAATTAATCCAATGAACATTTTCTAGGGTTGAAACAATGCTTAATAAACCTTGCTCTCTTTTAATTGGGAAAAGGTCTCCACTTCTAAAATCTTGTATATAGTCCCAAGTAAACCAAACTGGATTATTTCCTTTAGGACCTGAGTCAATTACTGGACTAAAAGGGTTAACGGAATTATCCCAAGCAGTTACTACTCCAGTAAGACTTCCAGTTGGATCCAGCAGGTTTGATTCTTCAGCCTTGAGTCTGTACCATAAATAATCACAAATAATTTTTATAGGTGAAATTCTAAAATCAGCCACTGCTTACCTCCAAGGTGTTTGCTATATTAAACGCAACTCTTTTTCCAGCAGCCCTGCCCTGCCCACTACTTCTAATTGAAGTAGTACCTCTGTCTGCTTTAACGAGTCCCAACCTAATTTTATCACCAATTTCCTCTTTAATGATTTGCTTTGCCATTGGGCTTTGTAGCCAAAATTCAAACGAGTTTCCAAGGCTATTTCTTACAGCCTCTCCTCCTGGTCTGCTATTTCTTACTGGCTTAGTTGTAAAAACTGTTTTTCCTTCTACTTCAAAAACAAGAAATTTATTCTTAGGCTTTATTGTAACTGGAATTTGATTTTCCATAATATAAGCCTTCTTTCTAAAAATATACTGTCTTGATCCTGGAACCTTAGAGGAAGAATCTTTAAACTTTAAAGTTATTTGACCTCTTTTAGAATCTGCTTTTTCTTCTGCTACAAAGAGTCTTGACCTGTTAGATCCAACCTTACCCCATTCATATACATGGTGAAATCTTTGTGGTTGTGATCTTGCTATTGCATCTATGTATGCATGAAAGCCTTTGACTAATGCACAAATAGCAGCCTTATTAATTCTTTGTCTGATTGTGTTTTCACCAATAAGGTTCATAGTCAAAGAAGAGTGGTAACTTGACACTCCTAGAATCTTATCTGGCATTCCGCCATCTCTAATTATTTTTCTTGCCATTATGGTGCTGGCGTTGTGGTTGGAGGTGGTAACTTTTGAATGTCTTGTCTAAGAAGAGTAATTTCATATTCTAATACAGAACCGTCTACGCCTACAATTGGCACTGTACCAGTAACTTCAAAGACGGTTGTTCCATTTACACCATTTCCAAACTGACCAACGTCATCTCCTTCTTTCCAGATTGCGCCACTTCTATTTCTGACATTAGCAATTCTATAGTCTGTATTAAGAATTTGTCTTGTTCTCATTTTTAATGATTCTGAATACTTTTCCATTTGATCTACTGTATTAGCAATTGCTGAATTGTCTCCAACACCCTTTCTCAAAGTTCCTCTAACACTGCAGTCTATGCTTTTTAATAGAGTCCAAGTCTTCTGTGATGCGCCAGTATATTGATTAGTAGTAAGGCTAGATACATAAACATCTGCCTTCATGTTATACTTTGCGGATGTGTTACAAGGAAACATTAAATTACTCCTAGGTCAATCCTTTTGAATGGCATCAATAAAGAATCAATAATTGTATTTCCAGATCCAACAAACGCTGATTCTGAATATCTAACGCTGTAAGCATCTGTTTGAATTGCACTTACTTTTCTATTCTTATAAACATTATCTGAGCACATGTACTCGTTTGCAAGCAAGATTGTTGCCATTTCAATTTCTTGAGGAACGTACTTCCAGCCAAACTCTCCATCTACCTTATACTTAGAATGCTTTGCAAAAATTCCTGGATCGGATAGCACTGCCTTAGAGTAATCTGAGTATTCATTGATAACATCAGTGTTTCCGTTAACAAGTGCTTTGACCATGTGGTTTGTGCTGTTAATCTCTAGTGGGTAGTCAAACAGGTTGACTGCTGGAACTACAGTTTGATCATAAACAACTGCGTCGTCTTCCCAAATTTTATAAACATTCCAGACTCTTTCTGAAAAATATAATACGTCTGAGTCTTGACCAAAAACTTCTTGTTTTTGTCTTTTTACATTAAATCTGTCTGAGGTAAAAGAGTTAATATAAAGTCTTGCTAATCTTTCCCAAGATTCAATCTTTGCTTGTGTAATTTGAGTAAAAGAATCTGTTACTGATGAGACGATTGTTAATCCTAACTCACTTGCAATTTTTGATGGGTCTGCATATGGTCTAACAATTGATGCAAAAAATACATCTGTGTTAGATCCTCCAGCAGCAATATTTGTAAAGGTAATCTTTAAATTTCTGTCATAAGCAACTTTAGTCTCGTCAAAGAATACTGAGAAGTTAAGGCTTCCAAGCGATGTTGCACTTCCAGACTGTACGGAATCTCCTGTGTCTGCATCTACAGCAACATAAGTTACTGAGGTTGTTCCAACTGGAGCACCATATGAAACTGTTACTCCCTCTCCGTCTAGTCTAAGATATTCTTTCATTCGCTAATGCCATAAAAACTGGCTACCTCCGCAGGGTCTGCAATGACCAAAATTCCTTCTGTTCTTTTTACAAAATCTTCTGCCATAGATCTATCAACAATGTGATATGGCGTGTTGTCGTCAAATCTAAATCCGTCAATTGTGTAGGCTGCCATCTTTACGTTTAACTTAACTGCTAACGTTGTAGTAGCCTTTGTTTCGTCCTTTACAACGACTTCTTCTTTTGGCTTTTCTGTGGCATCTTCTTGACCCCAAGCCCTATCTAGATAAACATCATATGAGATGTTCTCTTTTGCCAACAGATCCAAGTAATCTTTCTTGGTCTTGGCATTCAAAATATCAATATTTAGTTCTTTACAAATTTTCTTTAACTGTAGAACAGTTAGTGTTTCAAAAGACATAATACCTCCAGTGTATTACTATTATACCTCAATAAAAGATTAGTGGGAGAAGAAATAAATTCTTCTCCCACCAATAAGAGTCTTAAAAATTAAGCAGTCTTAGGCTTTGCCCAAGCAATTGCTGACTTCTCTTCGACCTGAACACCAAAGCGTGTATATACTGTATATTCTACAGTATCCTTCTTTGGCTTGAATTCACGATGTACAGTAACATCTCTCTGGAATCCCCAAACTCTGTTTGTAGGAGCAGTAATGTCAATGTAGTTGTCTGGGTATAGAGGAACTTCAAGTACTGGAACACCGAATACACGGTATTGAGCACCTGCGTTTCCACCTAGACGTGGGACCTGACCATCAATGACTCTTACTGCAACTTCCTCTGGGACTGTGCCCAACTTACGGAGGTCAGCAATAAGTTCAGTTAGGTGCTTAGATCCTACATAGTACTTGAGTGCAGAACGGTTTACCTTGAACTTACGAGGCATTGCGTTATATAGGTCCTCAAGAACCTTAAGTGTAAGGGTGTTCTTACCAGCAGTTACGCCAGCAGTTGTTACATCCCATACAGCATCGACGTTTGCGACTGCAGCAGCAGCCTCATGTCCTGTAGCATCTGTGTCCTTAATCTTCTTGATGAAACCATCAAGAGTTGTTGGATAGTAGCCAGCAGTTGTGTCAGCAGCACCGTTGATTGCAATGTCCTCAAGATCGTTTCCGAACTGTGAAGCCATTAGGCGTACAACGTGGTCTTCCAATGCTGCACCCTCAATATTATCCTCTAGGGATTCTGTTGAGAGTTCGTAGTCCAAACGGAACTTTGTTGTTGAGATTTCAAGTTTTGTAAACTGTGCAGCCTTGTTTGCGCCAGTCTGATCTGCCTGAGTAGCCTTAGTTACTAGACGAGTTCCAACCTTAATCTTATCCATTTCCATTGTGTTTCCACGCATTGTGACACGACGACCATCTTGTGCAAGCACCATCTGGTCGAACATGTAGTCAATAAATTGACGGCTTTGCTCTGGTAGCAATACACCACCTGTATCACCAGTTGCTCCTGATGTTGTCATAGCACCTGGAGATGTTAGTGGAGATAGTACGGTTCCCGCAGCAACAGCCTTTTCTAGAATATCTTCGCTCATTATTTTTTTTTCACCACCTTTTTTTATTTGAATAGGGAGTCGGAACTTAGGAAGCGTCCACCCCAAACTGATTTCTTGATATCAGATTCTGATATCTCTGGTGAATCAGAAAGATCACCAGACTTCTTTACAGCAGTATCTTCTTCAACAGCCTCCACACGCTTGTTAATTCCCATTACGGAATCCTTAACTGCTGCCAATGCCTTCTCAATCTCTTCATTACGAGAAGAAATCTCAGTAATTTTTGTAGTGAGTGACTTGGTTACATCAGCAATAACATCAACGATGCTCTTTGCTGTGTCTTTGTTCTCATCAGAAACCTTAACTAGGCTATCTGATACGAAAGATTTTAGATCGTCAAGAGCCTTAGCAATATCTGATCCCTCTTCAACAACTGCTGGAGCCTCTGCATCTGCTGCAGGAACTTCTTCTGTTGCTGTTTCTTCTTTTGCCTCTTCTGGTTCACCATCAGAGGCGTTTTCTGCCTTAGCCACCTCATCGTTGGCTTCTGGCGTTGCAACCTCATCAGCAAAACTCTTAACGATTTCTACTGACTCATCTTTTGCTTCCACAACTTCGGTTACTTCGATTGTGGCTTCTCCATTATTTTCTGGTAGCACTTCAACACCTCCTTGTAGTGTTCCGTCAGACTTTATTAGTTTCTCTTCTGAATCATTATGATCCTTAGAGATTGCACTTATCTGACGAAGTGTGCTCATTTTGTGTCCTGCCAATGTGTTAGATAAAATCCAACCTTCTGCAGATTTTGTAAAGACTCTAACCAAAATGGCAGGGTCTTCTGGTGTGCCAGTAATTGTAAAAGAAGATCCAGGAATGGATATCTTACCCTTACGGACAATTCTAGTTACTTTTCCTCTTTGTTTTCCTTTTGCAGAATCCCAAGAAACGTAATTACCAACAGAAACTGTTGGCTTTAACTCGTCTGGATTCTTATCGATAGGCTTTGAGGAATCTACATCCTTTTTGATTGTATCATTAAACTTATTAATTAATGACTTTACTAGTTCTTTTGTTTCTAACTCATTTACTGAGTCAATCCATCCAATTGATGGCATATCGGTTTTGCAAACTGAACAAGAATAATTATCGTCTTCTGACATATATGCTAGTTCATCTGAACTACACCAATATACGTTTTTAATGTTTGACTTTTCAAAAATACTTTCCATTGTGTATCCGTTCTCAACCTTTTGAATTGAAAAAATGTTAGCAAGTTGGTTGGCTGGATTGTCTACTAATGATAATTCGCTAAGATCGTAATCTTTAATGACTCTTACCTTTTCTTCTGATGACTTGTCAAAAACTTCTTCTGAATCTTTAATGTTACCGCCAATGCTAAAAGATGTTAGTGTTCCATCTAGAACCATCTCCCAGATATTTTGAGCACCCTTTGAAATGTATGCATCTACAAAAATTCCACTGTATGTTTGCCCAGTTTCTTTGTCAAATAGGTTGTCTTGTCTAAACTTGACCACTTTTCCTGCTGGAATTGGCTGATGCATTAATCTTAGATTGCCTTTAAATCTTTCAAAAGCCTTTTTAGATG